ATCCGGGGGAGCCTTTTTTGTCATATGTATTCTCTTTGGGTGTGTTGTTGTTGTTGTTTTTTGTTTTGTTTATTTTTTTTGTTGTCATTTTTACCTGCTGTTTTGTTTCATGATTTTGGAGTGTGGTTTTGTCTATATTTTAAGCGCATGGTTTTTTATCGTTTTTTTGTGTGTTCGGCGTGTTGTGTTTTGTGGTGTTGTATTATATGAGTATCGGCCAAAGGGTGAAGGAAGGATGGCGGTTGAGATGTGGCATTATTTTACTGTTGTTGACGTGTATACGGGGTTAGATCGTGGTTTTCGGTGGCGTGAGGCGGTTTGTGGTTACTGTGGGGTTGCTATGTTGTCTCAATTGATGATTTTGTATGGTGATTGATAACAAATAAGCCCCGCATTTTGCGGGGCTTATTCGTGCTGGGGAGGTTAGTAGTAGAGTACTTCTCCGGGGTAGATGAGGTTCATGTTACCTGAGCTGTATCCTGTGATATTGTACATGCTGACCCCGAGCCAAGCGGCAATGCTTGATAGCGTGTCGCCCGCCTGCACTACGTATGTGCGCGATACTGTTGCGGTGCCTCCGCCGTTGTGACATACCTTATCGCCGGGGTATATGATTGACGGGTTGCCGCTGGGTACGGTCACGTTCCACCAGTCGGCCCAGAACATGGAAACGTACTGTCCAGACTGGATGATAACGCAATTGGTGTTACATGGGGTGTTTGGCGTGCTGGGTTGCGGTGCGGGTTGCGGTGTGGGTTGCGGTGTGGGATTGGGTGCAACCTGCCCGCTACCCGCGTATGCGTGCCACGTGTTGAGGTCGCCGTAGACTACGCTTAGGTCAACTCCTCCGTTCCAGCCGTTGATATAGCCGTTGCTAGTGTATTGCCATGCGACGGCAAACGGCCAGTAGCGGAGTGTGGGCTGGGTTGAAGGCGGATTGAATCCGTAGATTGGCGTATAACCCAGCGTGTAAGCGGCTATCCACAGGCCATAGTTACCGGCGACAACTGCCGACCAGTCGTAACTGTTTTCGGTGTACTGATTTGTGTAGATGATCGGCTTGGTGCCCCATGCGGCTTCTACGGTCTGAAGCCATGTGAGTGCCCAACCGGTATCCCACGGGGCGTTTGGCTCCCAGTCGAGTATCGGCACGATGCCTTTGCCGATGTATCCGCGTGTGTTGTCGATAAAGTAGTTGGCTTCGCTGACAGCGCTGTTTTCCGTGTGCGCGAAGTGGTAGACGCCTACACCCTGCCCTGCTTTCAGGGCGTCTTGCACCACGCGGTCGCAATCGGGGTTGACGTATCCGACACCCTCGGTGGCTTTGGCTACGACGATTTGCGCGCCAGTGGTGGTGACGTTGATTCCGGTTTGCCAACTGGATACGTCTATCATGTCCGCCGCGTTTGCGGTTGGCGCTAATACCAACAGCAGTGCGGTGATCGCGGCGATTACATTATAGGCGACTGCTTTAATCTTCTTTGCCATCATCTTCCTTCCTGTCGATGTTGAAGATATTGAGAATATTCGAGTTGGATAGTTCGGGGTTGATTTTCACGCAGTTTTCGATGATTGATGTGATTTCAGTCAGACAGATACCTACGCAAACGGGAATGAATACGGGTAGCTCGATTCCAAGATTGATGTAATCAGAACCGTATTCCACAATCAACGCCACGCAAATTACCGCCAGATAGGCGAACTTGTGCCCGAGTCCCTCCCTCATTCTTTTACTGGACAGTTCGCCTTGCATGATCGCATTGACTACGCCGGTAATATAGTCAATCAGTACCAATAAAAATACGATACCGATAACGATTAATTCATGGATTGGCATGAATATTCCTCACTTTCTTATACCCGATTGTTGCAACAAGCCGCCAAGTATCATACTAAACTCCGCTTTGATTTGCGGTGTTTCAAAACGTAACCGTCCGACGCGATAGGCGCTTAATATTTTCTGCGTCATATCGTCGGAACGTTTGAGCATGATGCAATCATTGTCAACCAGTCGGTAATCAAACGTAAAATCCCTAGTGATTTTAGGCTGTTTTTTGGTAATGATATATAGTACTTCGTCGGTATCGCTTAATTGTTGGTATACGTTAAAAATACCGTATTCGGTGGTTCTTAATGTGAACGCATAACCGGCGTTGTTGAAACCACTAACGAGGGTATTGGCGTTATCCCTGAAGTCGTTATTGATTGCATAATTCGCATAATTTTCGTCATATTTGCGTAGGAATGTGCCGAATTTGGATGTGGCCACCTTGGCGCTGAACCCGCCATAATCGGCCAATTCCACCATGATGAAGCCGTCGCAATAGCGTTGGTATTGCGTGTGATTATCCAACTGTGGTTTCAGGTTGATGTTGAATGCCGAAAAATACGGGTTGGCGAGGGTTACGGCGTTACTGCACATGATGACTCGCACTCTGTCATTCCACCGATCAACGGTATTATAGAATTCCTCAAGCGCGGTCACTTCACCGCCCAAATACCGCATATTATCGGGGAATATCTCATCAAAAACAATGGTTCGCACTTTGGGGTACGCAACTGATTTCACTTGTCCTGCCTGACTGAGGGCAATGAAGTATCCCATGATATGCCATGTGGGGCGTGTCTTGCCGTGTTTGTCCGTGGTGGCGTCCCTGTCATCCAGCCAATGACATTCGGCCTGATTGCCGGACACGCGAAACTCTAACTCCGGGTATTGCTCCGCGATGTCCGCGAACCATGTGCCCTTGTTTTTCTGCTCCTCCGCCGTCCTGCGTAGATAGATGAACTGCCATCGTTTTTTAATCCAGTCGCCTATGACCAGTTTTTTAGCTCCATAGGTTTTTCCGAGACCGCGCGCGCCAATGACGAACATCCAAGGCGCGTGGTAGGATAACACGCGCCCATAATCGTAATAATCGCCCTCGGCTAACAGTTTCTCCATATATATCATTATGGCATGACATACTGACTTTTAGAAGTTCGGTGGGGCACTAGCGCCGTCCCATACGACTAGCAGATTATACACGGTCCGATACCGGCTTGGGTATTGCCCGAAAACACTGTCATTAAGCAGATTATCCAATAAACCGCCCAATGTGGTTGCTTTCGGTAGCGCCTCGGCGTATGCCGGGCCTTGATGATATGCCGACGCCCATAGTATCTGCATTTTCGCGTCCGAGTAGACTTGCGGATAATTGTTGTAATCCGTCTCGAACTGGTCACGTTGCCCCTGATGTGATTCGGCTCGTTGCGCCCATGTTTTGAACGCCGCCGATTCCGTAGGGGTAAGAGGGCGTGCAAACGGCCCGCCATTGCCCATGAGTGCCGCTATCTCGGGGCATGTTTTGGCAAACGTCTCATAGCCTGTCGGGTCGGCGGTTTTCATTGCATTCAACACGTCCAACCGACGGTTAAACGACCATTGCGCAATCCCTATGCCCTGCATGTTGGCTAATTCGACCGCGCCCCATTGCAATGAGCTTTCCACCGTGCCGATACAGTAGAGTGCGTAACTGCTTTTGCCGTTGCCTGTAGAGGGCGTGGCTTGGCCGCCCGAATCGCTAGGCGCTTTAGCACTGCCCTTGGCCGTCCATGTTTGGGCCGTGGCTTTGTAGAAAATCATGGCACCCGCGCCACTGTCGTTGTCGCGGTAATGGTAGATAAGATCGTCGCCCTGTTGTTGTATCCATACGTCACTGCTGGATATGCTACCCGAGTTGTTGGAGCCGGTAGGGTTCGAGCCGCTGTCATTGTCGCCGCCGTCCGGTTTTTTGCGCGGGTGCAAATATCCGATATACGTTTTTTGCAATGGGAGTAGTTTATGCACGCTTGGCTCGGGGTTTTGCGTAATCACGTCGATAGAATCGCCCTGTATTCCATCAACGACAATGGCCACGTGCGTTGACAGATAATTGGGATAGCAGACCTGCCATATGGCGACGTCGCCGGGCATAGGGTTCCATGTGTTGTCTTTTTTCTCGAAAATCTCCCCGACTCTTGCGCTTACGGGATGATGTGTGTATAATCCACCGGCCCAACCTGTCGGGGTGATACAATCCTGAACACTACACCCGTATTCATCCATGCAATATTTTGCCCACAAGTCCCAGCATTGCGGGCCCCAACTGCCGTCCATGTCCCAAAAGTGGTTTTCGGTCTGTTTCACCCATGTCCTAAAGTCAACTGCCATACATAACAGTATACCCCGCCCGGACTACCGGACGGGGTATGTTCATGGGGTGTTATGTTGGTATCAGATCACAAAATAAGAGAGTTGCAGTGTCTGTTTCAGCTGAGTGTTTGTCTTGATCGTTCCCTGACAATAGAAAGATACGATCCCATCCCCGGTGATACTAACGTTGCATAGCCCGGAGTCATTACCATACGCGAACGGATAGGAATTTATAAAGCCGTTCGGTCGATATCCTTCCGGCATTGTCCCGATAGTGAGTGAGCCGGGGTTCACGTTCGACGTACAGTTAGCGTTGGAGCGCCCGTCTGTCGAACCGAAACGCACCATGATGTTGACGAATTTTGACAGCGGTGAGTAATATGCCGTCCATGATACGTTGGAAAAATGATTAGTCAGCGCGTTAGTTCGCCGAACCAATGCCGTCGCTGATTGTCCTGAGGTTTTCAGGCTGGTTAATTCCTTCTGTACGTTCGTCGCCGCCGCCGTCGCGTTTGTCGCTTCAGTGTGGATCTGCTGCGCTGTACCTGAGTACCCGCCCTGCTGCGTATATCGAGCATCACCCTGCGCTTTGGTGTACACGTCGGCAGAATTTGCCTTGCCGCCAACCGTGTCGGATAGCGAGGACACTGTGTTTTGCAGTGAGGTAAGCGCCGTGTTTTCCGCTTTGCCGTTGATAGTGGACATGAGCGCTTGCGCGGTTTGCGCGGACGTGACGCCAAGCGCGTTGAAATACGATTCTTGCTCAGCAATGTCCGCTTTATTGGTTCGCGCCAATGAAAGCGCACTGTCCGCTGTGGTCTTGGCCGTGTTGGCGGTAGACGTTGCGGTGGTGGCGTCGGTTTCATTACGATACATCTGCGAGTCGATTTTACTCATATCCGCAGTGTAATCGCCGCGCCATGAAGGCTTATCGTCCGGGCTGTCACCGAATTGGCTGAGATTATAGTGCGGGGTTTTGTTGATACTGGACATGATAAGATACCTCCTCCGTCAATAATATCATGCCGTGAATCGGACGATTCCGTTATCGTCCAACCAAAGCGAATCCAGTTGACTGGCGGTCAGCCCCTTGGTTTCCGGAGCCGATGCGGTTTTATCCGCCTTGCTCGCAAGGCCGGAAGTGAGGGCGGACTTGGTGGCGTAGCCGCTCAAGTCAATGGCGATAGGCGAGCTGCTGGTGCCCTTGCCAGACAGTGGTGCGGACACGGCGACTTCACGCAATCCGCCCGACGACGCGATGCCGTGAATCGCCGTGTCGATTTTTTTCATATCTTCGTTGTAATCGCCCTGCCATGTAGGCCGGTCGGTCGGTTTGAACTGGCTTAGATTGTAGCTTGCAGTATGGTTGGTTGCGGTCATTTTTCATCATTCCTTGCTATCGAAATTTTGTGCGGTGGGATTGCGCCGCACAAACATACTATCAGCATCACCGCGTGTCAGATAAATGTCAGCGGGTTCGCCTTCGGGGATACTCCTACCGTAAGGGAATTGCGAACGTCCCGGAAAATCGCCGGGAACGCAATTATCGATGGCAGTAGCGCGTAGATCATATTCGCGTGCGGTCAAGCCGAGCGCGTCATACATGGACGCTTCTAATTCCATATTGTCGTAATCAGCCCAGAACAGCGCATGATTACGGGTATTGTCATACATGCCGTCAAGCACCGTTTGCAGAGCGTCCTGTCTGCCATATACTGGCGACCACGCTAATCCGGTGGACTGTGATTGCTCGATAAGCCGGATGAGTTCGTCGCGTAGGATGGCCATTTGCTTCACGAGGTTATCGGCAATCTGCTGGACGGCGGCGTTATTGTCCGTAATCGACTGATTCACCTGCTCAACGAGTGTGTTGAAGTCAGACTGCAAGCCATCTAGATTATACTGGACGCACTCAATCAATTGGAGTGTGGTCAACCCGTCACGGTACGTGAAAGGAACCGACGTGGGAATACGTGCCAGTGGATAGGCGCGTGGCGTAAGAGCGTTGATTGACATGATCACTCCCATTCTCCATAGTTATGGCAGTTGCTGAAAATTGTATCATACGAGCCCCATACTTGCATGAAACACGGTTCGAGACTCCGCACGATTTCCATGTCCACGTTGATGATGGCGTTCCGGTATTCCTGTATGAGGCTCATGGCGGACTGGGAGCGGCCCGACGTGTGGGATTTGGTACTCCCATCTGTAGCGTCGTGTTGCCATTCCGTGCTGGATGTACTGTGGGACTGAGTAGAGGTATCTTGCATGCTATGGCTACTGCCATCCGTATCCGCTTGCGCCTGATTGGCATGGGTCGCGTATCGAGCAAAATCACCTTGCACGCCGGTTGCGGGCACTTCCGAGTCGTAAGACTGGGACTTGGTGCTACTTGAGCTGGTGCCGTCCGAGGAGCTTCGGGTCGCACTATCCTGAGAGGCGCTGGTTTTGCCGCTGGACTGGGCTACAGTATTGGACAGGCTTTCACTGACCATTTCCATAGTGTTCAATGGGTCATATTTCAACGCTAGCGTCCTGTAGCGCTCATTAAAATATGGCATGATTTCCGCCATCGTCATTCCCAAGTAAAAAATGAACTGCTGGGCGGTTTCCTGACCAATCTCCCTAAGCGCGTAATGGCGGACGATTTTCTCGTTCAGTTCCGCACGATGTGATTCATCATAAATCGGGTAATAGTCGGCGCTGAGATGCAGTTTGGTATCCGTGTTGTATCCGAACGCAATGAGATTGCCGAGGGTTTCCGTGTACTCCCCCGGCGTTTCCATCGCATAGGCGCTAAAACTCTGTGCCATACGTGGCCCCCTCCACTTGGTGGCTAATACGTGCGACAACGATATCATGGTATGCTTTCATTGCAATAACTTGTTTTTTCAGTAGCTCCGCAGCATGGCCGGACATGGGCAAGCTCTCGTTTCCATCGTCATCCAGAGCCTTTTCCGCCTTACTGATCTTATTGGCGATTTCATACATTTCACGTACAAGCCTTACCATAGCGTCACAAGTCATCATCACAACACACCTCCGATACCCGCATCATACGACGCGGGCATATCAATATCCGTCGTACCGCTTGCGCTGGAGTCCAGCGCGTTCGGCACACCGGAGCTTTGAGCGTCCGCGTACTCCACCCAGATGTTAAGTTGCGGCCACAACCGGTTAATCTCAGTCGCCGCCGTCTGTCGAGCTTTGAGAAAACTCAACCGAAACACGTCCGTTTTCTCATTGGCCTGCGCCACCTCATCGGAAATAAGCCGTTCTTTTTTCTCGGTACCACTGGACTGGATACCGAGATACCCCAATACCTCGTTAGTCACCTGAGTTTTTTGCTGGATAAACTTGTCCAGCAGATACGGTGTAGTGTTGGGCCACGGCTGGAACATGCTACCGGGGTCGAGAGAGTCATATCCGATGATATAGTCTTGGCCGTCCTGCCTTTGCTGGAGCATGTTTTGCACGGTGAGCTTGGTGCGCGGATCGGCGGTGATGATGGTCGGCAGTTTCAGGCTCTCCAAGTTCACATCATATGCCTTGTCAATGTCGGCAAGGCGTCTCGCATACTGCCATAAGATATCTTTGAAACTCATGCGCATCCGATTGTCCCAAATCGGGATGCATTCACGGCCCGCCTTGAGTTGCTTGTAATGGTAGTTGACGCCCACCGGCTCGAAACACGTCGGATTATTATACACATTCAATCGGCCTTGATAGCCGGCCTGTGTTGCGAGGAACCGGCCTATACGTTTGTCCTCGAAAAACAACGCGCACCCGTATTCGCACAGACACATTTCCAGCCATCGTTCATCCACTGTTGGCGGTAGCCCCCGCCAACTGAACCGGTTCAGTGCCAGTTCAGTTAACAAGTGATAGTACATTGCGTCAAGGTCGGCGGCGCGCGCCTTGGCGTAATTGCCACGCGGGTGCAACGCGCCGCCCCTACGATTCTGATTTTTCCTCGACCTAGACATGCCTCTAGTATAGCACTAGAATGAGATGCCCGGCAATGGGTCGTTATCCGCCCAATCGGTCACGCCGATATCATCCGGGTTAGTCCATATAGTAGCCCCAGACTCGAACACGCCTTTAATGGTCTGCCGATACTGCTCGGGCAAATCGCCCCTCACGTAACACTCCTGCATTTGCCAATAGGTGAACTTGGTCATACACTCCAGCGATTGCGGCGGCGTGATGAAACGCTGGATAAAATACCCGTAACGCAACATGTACTCTCCGACGCTCCGCAGAGCTGAGGGTGCGCACGTCTTAAATCGAACCAACACCCCGACAATACCGTTCGCAAGGTTAAAACCGTCTCCGCCGATAGCACCGGAGGTGGTCGGGGGTGTTAATTGCATCTGCTGTACCTGTGCATTGATGCCCGCAATGGTGTTTTGATAGTCGCCGAACGCGGAACGTTGCGCGTAATCCGCGTTCATGTCCGCCATGTTTTGGGCCAACTGGTTTGAAAGCGCTGTAGTCTGAGAACCGTATGTGTTGGCCTGACTTGTCGTAGCCGCGTTGGTACTCAGCGAGTTCGCCGTGGAAAGTTGGGCGGCGGTATTATTGATACTGCGGTTTGCTTCAGTGTTGACACCATTCATGACCGCACCGCCTAGCGCGGATACCGCGCCCCCGACATTGCCCGAAGCGGCGTTACCCACCACCCCGATCACACCGTTTGCCACGTTGTTTAGCTGGGCTAGGTCGGCTCGCTGATTGTTGATATACGTCGTGTTATCCAGACCGGTATTAAGAGCTGTCGCTTGAATTGCGTTATTGGCGTTACGGTTGCCGATAGCGAGTTTGTTGGCTTGGGTATTGTACTGGTTTTGCATAGCCGTGGCCGCAAGAGACTGGCTAATGCCCATCTGCGCTTTTTGATACGCCCAGTCAGCGGACTGTTGGCTGTAGGAACGAGTGTAGGCACTGTTTGCCATTGCCAACTGGGCGCCATTGTTGACTATCACAAATTGAGGGAAATTGCTGATGCCAAACGCGGCGTCCAACATTTCCCCGCTATCAATGGGCAGCCCATTGTTTTTATCAAGAGGAGCAATCTCGCTTGCACCCGCCTTATTGTACCCAACCGGGTAAAAGTTCAAGCGCGCGCCATTGGGCGCGTAATTATGCACCTCTCTAATAACCAGATTATCGCTTTGGATATTTTCGGGCTTATAGGTGATATTAGTACCATTCAAGCAAGTGCATTCAACAGTAGAATAGGGGTAGCATTTGAGTTTTTTAAGGTTTTTATAACGTTCAGGGATATTAAAATTATCACGAAAATCATTAATGGCAATAATGTCTTCATATCTGCTGGGCGCATTCGTGGCCGACTGAGGGAAACGGTAGATACGATTATTTAATTCCGAAGGGAGTGTTTTCCCAAACAGCTTATCTACGACATAGCCGGATTGCTTAAGAAAGTCATCATCCAAAGAGGGTATCATGTACATGTTTACAATACCCTGTGTTATCCATGAAAAAGTAGAGCCCACCCCCATAAACACTTGAATAGACTGGATGTCCTTAAAGTACAGTATTTCAGCACCGTTAGCCATGTTCTCAAACAGAGAGCCGCCCGCAGTAGTGAGAGACGGTTTTTCCTGACTGCCCGCGTCCGCTGACAAATCTACCGTGCTCACGACTATTACGCCGTAACTCAGATTTTTCCCGTCCATGCTAATAAGAGACTTGTACTGTTGGTTTACCGTCACCATTTCGCTACCGGTGTCCAGCCCCTCGGGTAGTGCGAGATAACTGCGACCATAATCGGTCATCTGGTTTTCGTTGGCAATGCCGATATGGCCCCGCACCACATAGCATGATCCAAACCTAAGTACATGCTGGAACGACTGCCAAACGTCCAACTGTACAGTGAGCTGAGTGGTGTACGCATTGATGTAATCCACGTGGTTGATGAAATAATACCAATACCGTGGCGCCTCCAAATCGGGGTAATCGTTATACACCACGACATAGTTGTAGTTGGACGCCTCGTTAAATGGCAGTTCGACGCGCACGGGTTGGCCGAACATGTGCATGACTCCATGCACCCTGTCAATGCCGGGCCGTCGGTCGAACCATTCCTGTTGTTTCTGCGGTGATTCGAACCGGGCTAAGTCACGGTAACTACTATCCCACGGCACGTTACAGAGTTTCAGCGACGTGTTGGGCGTCCATTGAGCCCAGTTAAACGTCGCCTCGACGTTAGGGTTGATATCTCTCAGCATACTATCCCTTTCATATGGCAAGGCCCGGAGCGCTCACGTGGCTTGCGCTCCGGGCCTTGTATTGCATCTCGCCGTGAGAGAGAGTAGCCAACCGGCCACCCTCTCATTATATCACGCGGCCGTTGCCACGGTCACGCTCTTCTTGCCGGATACGCCGAACAGCGTGGCGGTGACATCAGAGCTGCCCACCTTGATTCCAGTCACCACGCCGGACTCGGATACGGTGGCGTTGGCCGGGGTGCCGGACGTCCATGCGGCTTGAGCGGTCACGTCGGCGGTTCGCCCGTCAATCATGGTCGCTACGGCAGTCGCCTGCACCGTATGGCCCTCGGTCACATTCGAAACATTGACGGCAATCGACGCGATAATCGACGGGTTGAATCCGATGACACCGTCGCCGACCACTGACACGTTCAGGGCGGCGGACACGGTGCCCGGCACTTCCGGCGTCGTCGGGTTCGTATATAGGGCGGTGGCCGTGACCGGGATGACGGTGTTCGGCTCATCCAAACCGACAACAAGCACGCCGGTCGGCGAAATGTAAGTGTAATCGCTCTTCGGCTTGGCGGTGTCGCCGATACGATACTCGACCGCATTCGAGCGGAACGTAGCCGCACTGTCATTGGTGATGGATGTATCCGCAACGACCTGCACCGCTCCGCCACGCGCCACATCCGACGGGGTGGATGTGCCACCGCCGTACATGGCAAGTTTGAGTTGGAAGGTCGGCGTCTTGGCCGTCGTACCGATAGGCGGCACCATTTTCGCGGTGGAACCCGCGCCCGTCCAGAACATGACGGCGGGGGCGAAACCAGACACGCTAATAATGTGCTGGACGTGCAGGTAATGGTTGACCGAATTGATGTTCACCGGGTTGGTCTGCTGGGTCATCTCATTGATAACGGGAATATCAATCAAGAACTTGTCCGTGGTCAGGATGGCTTGCACCCCATCCATGCCGAACCTGTCCTGCGGGATGACAATAATCCGGTCAATGGTCGGCTCCGCGTCCGTACGCTGGAACACCGTTGCCAAGCCCTGCACGTCAAGCGCCGACTTGACCTCGGGGGAGCAGAACAGCACGAGTTCATCCGGGCGGGCAAACGTCGGCATATGACGAGCGTTATACCGGGTAGACACGAACTTCAGCGTGTCGGCCCATGCGCGAATCTGGCGCAACATGTCGCGGGCGTCGGTTTCCGTCGAACCCATGTCGTTGAGGTCATGCCCCATGTGGACACGCCAATATCCGCCGAGCTTCGCATACTCGACGAACTGGTGACACATGGCCTCAAAAAGATCAACCTCAGCAGCGTTATAGCAGGATGTGAGAATCTGGGAGGTGAGCGAGGCCAAACCGTTTTCCGAGGTGAAGGCACGCTGGAGCGTCTTGTCATCCGTGGTCGCCGGATAGAAGTGGGCGAAATCCAGCCGATGATAGAGGCTGTCCACGTCGATTTTCCACTTACGGAAATTATCCGCGCCCAAATATTCCGCGTCCGGGTCGTACACCTGTGCGAGCGGCATGCCTACGGCGATTTCCTGCCACGTGTCGCCATACGCCTGAGATGCGCGCTGGAAGACGGACAGTGGATTATTCCAGCGCCATGTATTCACGTAAGTGCCGCCGATACGGTTCACCAGCGCCGAATAAAACTCGTTCTTCAGCTGAGTGGATGACATAAGGGTGGCCATCTGCCTATCCATGTTCATCTGAGTGGCCGATGGCATTCGTCGCTGATATTCGGGGGACGCCTCGTTGCGAATCATGTTCAGAATCTGAGCGTTGTTGAATTCGGTGAGCGGGCGAAGCTGCTGCTTCGGCGTCACCACTGGAGCGATTGGCATGATAATCAATCCTTTCTAATCATCAGTCTTCAAACAGGTCGTCGAACGTGGAATAGGCGCCGTTGTAATCATCATCGGTCATTTCCGTGGCGCCCGGCTCCTCATCGCCGTCCGGGCCATCGTTCAGCACGTGGTCTGCGGCGGCGTCGCGCATCGCCTCAATGGTTTTGGAGAGTTCCGCCACGGTCACTTCCAAAGCGCTCAACCGGTTGGCCATGTCGGCGGTTTTATCGTCGCCCGCGTCTTCTGGTTCGCCATCGTCCTGCGTTTCGGGCTCCGGGTTTGGCGTATTATCGTTGGCGGTCGCGTCCGGTTCAACGTCGGGCGTGGTGTCCGGCTTGTCATCGGTTTCAGTGTCGTCCATAATCACCTCTTAAAGTAGATGGCATGACGGCAATCACGCCGTCATGCCGGTTTGCTAGGCTGTGCGGGTTCCCTCGCCGTCGCTGGGCGTTGGCTACGCACGTCTACATCCGACCGAATCGCCTTACCGACTTGCCTTACGATCGGGCCATCGAATCGACTTGGGACGCACATCCCGCTACCGGATATTATAGCATAAAAGTGTGGCCATCGTCATTGAGATGACGTGACCCCGGCAGGAACTCATCATAGGGGATGGGGGCGGCACGGTGTACGCCACTCAATCGCATTACCGTATCGCCATCCGTTTCCACGCCGCAATATTTGCGATTGCCGAGAATACGGAGCCTATCGTAAGTGTGGTCGTTTTTCCACGCGCCTAGTTTCCGGTCATCCGTTTCGATGCCGATGGGTGTATCCAACCCTTCCAGTATCATGCCGTCAGTGTCGGCGTAGAGTACGCGGTCGGCGTTCGCGTTCATGGCGCGGGATAGTATTTGCCGTCCGTGGGCATTGACATATGCGGCGGTCGGCAACCACGCCAGACTGTTGGCCGACTCGGGTTTGTCCACGGTAAAATCCACCCCACCGTCCGCCGATGGCTTCGGATGCAACATGGGACGGTAGAGCGAGGCCCCGAATTTCCCCACCAGTGAGTTTAGTAACAGTTTCGCCATCTGCCTACGCTCTCCGGTGGCGGTTTGTTTCACGTGAAACCATTTGTCCACGTATGCATAATATAACCCATATGACTTGCGGAACTTCCAGCCGCCGACATGCTCCCACACGTGGATGTCATAGTTTTCGGTCAGCGTTTCCCAATCCACATCTGTAACTGGCATGGTGACAACACCGAGCGTACTATCCAAGCGTTCGCCCTCATACCCCCATACGGGTAGGATATTAGTGAGCGTTGCCGTTTTTCCCGCTTTCAGCCGTGCATCGAACGTGATAACGTCGATATGGAGCGGATAGTCGTTGTCGTGTTGATACTTTCCGTCATACCATATGGGCGAGCCTACCGGCATGGGTGCATCGCGCATGATACTTGGATAGAGACTGTTCACATCCCAGCTTCGGCAATCCCGGTATTCTCCCGGCTTGCTGTACACTATCGCCCCATAGTAGGCGGGGCGCATCCGATGATAAGCCTCTTTGTCCAATGGCGAAAAATGACGCTTGAACCCGGCATAATCCCCGTCTATATAGTCGGTCATCGCCATAGATGCTATGGTTGTGCCCCTGAGATGCAGGGCGGCGCATTCCTGCGCGATGTTCCACGTGGTCTCCAAATCATCCGCACCGCCGAATGTTTCACGTGAAACATTCAATCCATCGTCGCGTGTAATGTTGCGCACGTCCAAAAAATCCACGGTGATACCGCCCATGCGTACACGGAAACTATAGAAATGGCCTCGAATGTTGAACGTGCCCCACACGCCATCCTTGGCCGGATTCGATTGCAAGGGGAGTCGTTTCAACAGTTCGGCGGCTATGGGCTTGATGTCCTGCCATCCGTGGGCGCACCATACGCGCGTATGATAATCGAGCATGGTAAGCCGGATGACGGCGTTCGCCGTCAATGGTTCCATGCCGTCATCCGTCAATAGTGTTGCGCCGTCTGTTGCCGCCGTTCGACGCTCTTTCATGAATCCATCCTTTTAGTGTCGTGCCGCGCTGATCATCCATTCATCAAGTCGTGTCTCTACATCGCCTGCATCCGCTTTTGTCTCCCATTTATGTGTTTTATCATTATACCATGCGGCCTCCCTCACAACGGTGCTGAAATTCGTGTTGTTTATCAACCATCGTTTTTGACGGTTCGACAGGGATGCGAATTTTTGGGCTATGCTGTAATCGAATGCCTCAAGCTGTTGCGAGACCCTATCAAAATCCGAAACCCCCTCACCTCCGGAAATCTGTCTAGTGCCTGCATGCAATGGCGCTCGACCTACAAGCCCGGCGTATTCAAGCAACTCTCGTTCAAGTTTCCTTCTACCCCCTTCTCGTATCATCATACGCGCGTGACTCATGCCGCGCTCCGAGCCGAACACGTTCGCACGGCTGCGCGTGAGTTCGTCACGCGCCGAACCGCCGACCGTGTGAGTGCCCAACACATCAAAGGGGGATTCTCCGGCGCGTTCCATTTCACGTATTTCGGCCACGGTGTAGCGGGCTAGGCTCAATGCGTCGAACTGTTGGGCGCGTTTGATTTTCTGCCGTGCCTCGATGCGGCGGCGCTGCTGCTGTCGTAACGTCTTCCGACGTTTCGACGGGGCGGCGGCGATCTCCGCGTCGGTAATCAACGGACGCGCCGCCATCTCACGGTCAAATTTCGTAATATGCACGTCGGGGATGACTTGATACGGCTCGTTATCCCGCGCCCTCAAGGCCTGCTGTTGCTCCCCAAACTCCTGCCCGATACGGCGCGCAACCTGTTCGAGTTGTTGGGCGCTGAGTTTCCCTAGAAACGTTTCGGTGATTTGCTTGGGGAGGCGTCCGGTACTATAATCCCTGACCGCTTGCTCTCGGCGTACCTGTGCCGACCTGATGGCGGCGTTGCGTTTCAGGGTGCCGGTGCGCCGGTTGTTTTTACGTTTTGCCACTGCCTCCCCCTTATGAATGTAAAACACCCCTCGCCGCAAGGATGGAAAAACGGCGAGGGGCGAGTTTGGCGGCAACATCCCTATAGGGACATTGTCATGTTATCATATGGTATGGACAAATAGTCTACCCACGGTCTTTTTCCGACACTAGTTCGAGGTCGAAGAACTTGAATCCACGGCGGCTCTTCTTTTCCACCACCTTGAGAACAAGAGGATAGTCCCACGTGTCCGGCGTGCCGAAAATGGCGAACAGATTGCCGAAAGCGTGCGCCAACGTGGGGGAGGCGGCGGCAAAGTCACCCTCTTCCGCGTGGATAACAACGCGGGTGGAAGAGTTGATTTCGCCGGTCTCCTGATTGGCTACCTCGATGGCCTGCGCAAGCACGTTGGTCACGTGCAATGGCTCATTAAGATGTTCGTCTATCTTATCGGCGGTCTGCATGGCGTTATAGAGCGCCATTTTGCCGTCCATAGTGTCAGTGTTAAAGAAATGGGATACAGCGTTAGCGCCGTTAGCCGCAAAATTGTTGCCGTTCGCTACGGTCAGTTCGTTGTCAGCCATGTGTGTGTTGCCTTCCTTATAATAGATTATTAATTATTTTCCTCGGAGATAATATCATCTTCAACCACGTTGCCGCCAACCGACCCCGGATAGTCGATAATGATATCGTCCCCAAACTCACAATTAGCCCAATAGATTGCCTCATCCATGCGCGTTGCTTGAGCATGGTATTCGGCGGACACGGGAAGCATGTCTTTGTTAATCTTGCGGGCTTTTTTCATTGCCATGTCAGCCGTGCGGCACGCGCCATCAACGACTACTTCGGCGTCCACAAGTTCCCCGTTTTCACTGCGCGTAACGCCGCGCACAATACTATAGTGCTTGACTCGCTTAATATATGCCATAATTATACCGCCTTATTTCAATGTTACTGCTGTCGTGACATTCTTACAATGTCTTCATCAGCATACCGCCCATCAGTCAGATTGTCAAAACAGAGACACGCAATTTTAATGACAGTCTGAGCGAACTCAGCACCCTCCCACGTCTGGCACATCTCATAGCAAGTCGCGCCCTTGACATGACAGACCGCGCACCACGCCACCATCGCCGGACAGTAGATAAGCCCGGACAACATTTCAATGCCCTGCGTTCGTACCAATGCGACGTACATTGACGAACTTGGCGAGATGCTTAGACAAATGTTCGCCGCATGTTCGATACTGTCGGCAAACGCCACCTGACCACCTTGGGGCTTGTAGAAGTCCTTGAGCAGTGCTATAGTACGGCAAAACGTCTCCCAATCACCCTCACCTTTATTGTACTCACGCAAATGCAGATTACGTCGGCGACCGCGAATGACACGGCGCACACGATCATCATCCAAAACACCGTCATCAAACCAATTCGTGCGATCATCATTGCTTTTCATAATCAACACCTCTCTAACAGCAACGTATCGGCCAACGCCCTCGCATCAACCGACATATGAGCCACCTGCGCGTAATCACACGCATCAAACGCCACAGCCGACCAAACCAAACGACGCCTGCTATCATGCTGAGACTGCACCGCATACCGCAGTTCATATATCCGATTATGAGGACAATACACCAGCCGCACGTCACCGTCCCTAAACTTAGACGGAAACACGGCAACAACCTCATCACTCGCCATCATCAAACACCCCCTCAAACGGCAAATACGCCTTGACAATACCATTCAAAAACCCCGTTTTTGGATCAAACGAGGAATAAGCAAAACCAACATCCACATCAGCCCCGGCAAACGCACGGCGAACAATGTCAAGCACGCCATCCAACGCTTTCTTAAACGTATCCGCCGGATACGGGCCATACACATCCATATACTCAGGCGTGAGCTCGAACACCGTAAAATCATCAGGCGTAACAGTAAAACACCACATATCAACCGCCATCCTTCCTTCACCCTTTGGCCGATACTCATATAATACAACACCACAAAACACAACACGCCGAACACACAAAAAAACGATAAAAAACCATGCGCTTAAAATATAGACAAAACCACACTCCAAAATCATGAAACAAAACAGCAGGTAAAAATGACAACAAAAAAAATAAACAAAACAAAAAACAACAACAACAACACACCCAAAGAGAATACATATGACAAAAAAGGCTCCCCCGGAT